ATCGAAAAAACAAAATTAGACATTATTAAAAATTCATTGATCGCAGTATTAGAATCTGAGATAATAGTTGAAGATAAGCATTCAGATGCATTTAAATTTGGTTACTTGAAAGGTACTATTAATACAGTAATTGAATTTATAAATGATCATAATAAATAATAATATAGTCAGGTGGCGGAATGGTAGACGAGGGCTTCCCGCAAGAACAGCTCGCCCAAAGAGGTTACAGGTTCGAATCCTGTCCTGACTACAAACATTAAACACTAAAACCGCAACACAACTATGATAAACATAGGATTAAATAGTGTCTACCTTGTGAATAAATGCGATATTTATAATAAATGGAAATAATTCATATTTATTTAGTTGAAAATTGTTATAATGATCCTAATAAAGTTTATATTGGTAAAACAATAAATCCTATATTTCGTTATTATAAACATAGAACCACATATGGTACTAATATAAAATTTACAATAATTGATACTATTAAAACAAATATTAAACATGATTGGGTACATATTGAACGTTATTGGATTGAACAATTTAAACATTGGAATTTTAATGTTGTAAATATTAATAATGGTGGTGGTGGATCTAATTTTATGTCTGATGATAATAAAATTACACTTGCTAATAGAATGTATAATAATAAAAATATGTTAGGTAAAAAACATTCTGAATTAACTAAATTAAAAATGTCTCAATCGGCTAGTGGTAAAATATTATCTGATGATACTAAAATTAAAATATCAGTAGCTAATAAAGGTAAACCTAAACCAGATGGATATAAAGCTAAAATATCAGCTATCCATTTAGGTAAAAAACTAAGTTTAGAAACAAAAATAAAAATGGGAAGTGTTGTGTTACAATATGATTTACACGGTAATATTTTAAATGAATATTATAGCGCATCCGAAGCAGCTCGATCAATAAATAAAATACCAAGTGCTATTATTGAATGTTGTAATGGTAAACGAAAAAGCGCTTACGGTCATATATGGAAATATAAAAACGCTTAAACTACTATAACCAGCTTAATCGCATCATAATAACATGTTCGCCACCTATAGCATGTTGAATAAATTCAGAATTAATTAAATATTAAAAACAGTATATTATGGAACCACTTGGAATCGACTTTAGCATCACGTTAATACTTACTATGGTAGTATTGGTGGTTGGAACAGAATTAATTGACCGTTATAAACGTTATAAACGAGTTAAATAGTATTTCATATAAATTGCTTAACTAGCAAGTTAATCATATCATATCTTATGGGTGGGTCGATAATCTCGATCCCCCTTTTCTTGTTTTGTGTGGGTTACATTCCCTATCTGTTTGCGGTATATATACGGTATATGTACGGAGGTAGTGCGGTGGAAATGCGTGCGTTGTTATCCATCGATGCGTACGTTGTATTAAAATAAAAATGTGACGTAAAAATAGCAAGTAAACGTATATTGCGCACGGAGCGTATATATTGATATACTATGACTACCTATCACACCATTAACACGCATTAACACCGCTATATTCCGCCCATATCCCGCCTATAAACAACGAACGATCGTAAAATACATAATGCGCAAGTCCATTTAACCATTTTGGTATAACCGGTTAAAGGCCGGAAAAAACTTAGAAGTACAATTTTTCACGTCGATGCAAGTATATACCTATATACCTTAAGTTTGGCTCACCAGGATAGGGATGTTATATTTAAGATGTTAAAAAAGATATAAGTTAAACAATTTAAAAATAAAGGTTATGTTAGACATTAAAAACATGGATTTCATCGACAAGTCGGAAATCAAAAAAAGAGCAAATTCAATTTTCACAACTACCGGTTCACCTAGTACTTCAGATAAGTACGCACACATCTCAACCGAGAAAATTATTGATGACATGGAGTTATTAGGATGGGGTGTGGTTGATGCAAAACAAGTTAGAGCGCGTAAGAGTGTAGGATTCCAAAAACACTTAGTTGTATTTAGAAACCCAGAAATTGTAATCGATGGAGCAGATGGTGACACTGTTTTCCCTCAAATATTACTTACCAATTCACACGACGGTAAAAATGCGTTTACATTCACCGCCGGTTTATTTAGAATGATTTGTGAAAATGGTTTAGTGGTTTGTAATCAAGAATTTGAGAACCTAAAAATTAGACACTACGGGTACGATTTTGAGGAACTAGAAAAAACCATTAACGCGATGGTAGAAAAGTTACCGTTAACTGTTGAATCGATGAACCGCTTTAAAACCACGGTTTTGAATTCAAACCAAATGCTTGACTTCGCTAAACGAGCATTAAATTCCAGGTTCACTGAAAGTGAATTAGAGAATATCACCATCGATTTAAATGACTTATTAACTCCGTCACGTGAGGAAGATAAGGGTAATGACATGTGGTCAGTGTTCAATACAGTTCAAGAAAAGTTAACACACGGATTATTTAATTACGCTTACGGTTTTAAAAATCGTAAGGCACGTAAAATTAAAAACTTCAATAAGGACATGGAGTTAAACAACAAGTTATATCAATTAGCAAACGAATTCGTCAATTAATGGCGAGTTCGTATATATGTATATTAGTAGATAGGTATACACAAAACTAACGCGCGAGAGCTATGGGAAGTTATAAAACCAATAAACAAGTATTAAAAAAATTAACTGTTGAAGAAGCACAAGCCTTTATTCCGGTTACTATGGAAAATTCTGATGAGTTAGAAAATGCTTATTTTTATACTATGGTACCTATGGGTAATGGTTGGGATGAGATAAATTATTATACTAATCGACCTGTTCAACATTGGAGAACAGGACCTTATAATGGTTGGATTTATATTTTGTCTAATAGAACAATGCCTGGTCTATTTAAAATAGGACATACTAAAAATAATCCTGAGGATCGTGCTAAAGAAATTTCACGTGCAACTGGTGTCCCTATTCCGTTTGAAATTGAATGGGCATTTAATTGTTATGATTCTGATATGTTAGAGAAAGAAATTCATAGAGCTCTAGACTCGTTTAGATATACATCAAATAAAGAATTTTTTGAAATATCTTTAAATGAGGCAAAAGAAACTATAAGAAAGCTTGGCTCTGCATATAGGAGTTAGTATATTTATAATACGATTAATTAAACAAATAAAAAACCAATAGAAAAAAGATGAAAAATCTAATTGCAATCGTAGCTTTAGCTACAATCGTTTTGACTTCATGTCAATCAAATTCAAGTACTTCAGTTTCAACTACAGATTCAACTTCTGTTGATTCATCAGTAGTAGATTCAGTAGCTGTTGATTCAGTATCTGTTGATACTGTAACTAAGTAATTAGTTACGCTTCCTTAGCTCAGCTGGTAGAGCAACTGACTTGTAATCAGTAGGTCGCAAGTTCGATTCTTGCAGGAAGCTCCCGGATTCATATAAATCGAGGCAACTCTTTAGGTAGAAATATATGGATAAACAACCCGTCACGGTATGCCTAAGGGTAGGAGTGAACTGAGGAGAAATAGTCAGGTGGCGTAAGGTAACGCCTCATTATTGTAGATGAGAGATACAGTTCGGAGCGGTCCTGACTACAAATTGCGGGATAGAGCAGTGGTAGCTCGCTAGGCTCATAACCTAGAGGTCATAGGTTCGAGTCCTATTCCCGCTACACTAGCCCTAAGTACACGGGATCGAAAAGCAGTCGTGGCATACCGTAAGATCTGCTCGCTTAATTGCTCCTAATCGTTAGTAGGCACAGTTGACAACTCTGGAGGCGATACAAAAGTTGTAATTGGAGATTTGGCAGAGCGGTCGAATGCGGCAGTCTTGAAAACTGTTGAAGGTAATACTTCCCAAGGTTCGAATCCTTGAGTCTCCGCACCTTAATACCGATTCGGGTTTGACGGTCAAGTGGGCCCTGCGACTATGACTTAGTAATAAGTAATTAGACAAAACGTCATTAAATATCCATCACGTTAGATGGCATCGGTGATCTAACATTATTACCCTTTCGTCTAATGGCAGGACAATTGGTTTTGGTCCAATTAATCGAGGTTCGAGTCCTTGAGGGGTAACATAATTGCTCGGTTCGTCTAGGGGTTAGGACAGGAGATTTTCATTCTTCAAACAGGGGTTCGATTCCCCTACCGAGTACAATATTTATCATAAACAGGTTGTCGTTAATTAGTTGTATTAACCCTTAAAACATCTAACGACAACAATGAAAAAAATCCTTTTTTTCCTATTTTTCCTTACCTCTGTAATCTCAGTAAGTGCTAAAACATTACCTGCTCCTGGAACTGGAGTTTATGTATTAATTGATACTAACTATACTGTAAGTACTTCTTTAAATCCTACAACTACTGCTAGCTTATATTATACTAATAGTACTGCTACTTTAGTTACAGGTATGCAGTTTAGAGTATTTTATGATAAGGTAGCATTTAATGGTGCTGCTCCTACAGTCGCTTTAAAATATCCTAGTACCGATCAAAATCTTCAATACAACGTTAATACGACTGATGGTTATATTACTATAACCTTGGTTTATACTGGTTCTAACGCTACTTTTAATTACGTTAATAGCGAATTAGTAGCTATCACATTTACACACGCTATTGCTTCTACATTTAATAGTTTAGCTAGTATTTCTCCTTTAACTGTAACTGGTGTTCAAACATTTCCTGCTTTTGCTTCTAAAAATACAGGTATGGACACAACATTAAATTTATATAGTTATGGTGGTAATTTTTTAAGACCTACATTCTTATTCACTTCTACATTTACTAATGTAACAGGTACAGGAGCTAAAAATGTTACTATTAAATTATCTAAAAAACCTAAAACTGGATCTACTTGGACTACAATTGGAACTTATACTTCTGATTTAGATGGTATTGTATCTGTTAATCCGGTTATTGACACTACATTTTGGGATATTAAGTTTGCAGTTCAAGGTGATACAATGAATGTAGGTAAAATTATTTCAGTAGCCGATGCTCAAAAAGTAAACCAATTCGTATTAGGCACAGCTACTCCTTCAGGATTTGATTTCTATACAGCCGATGTTAATAACTCAAATACTATCTCAATATCAGACGTTTATTCTATATTTGGTAGAATCGCAGGCCGATTCTCAGTATGGCCTAATAACACTCCAGATGTAAGATTCTTTACAGCAACTGAATATAATTCAATTAATGGTTCATCTACAAGTTTAAAATCAACTATACCAGGTGTTACTAATTTTGAGTATTATATTAATGGTACTTCAGTAGTAACTTATTATATTGCTGGTTTAGGAGATGCTAATGGTACTGGTTTTAAAATGGCTAGATTAGTTCCTATCCAAATATTAAACCCAAATAACGCTCCTAATTATATTATAGATCAAACAGTAGAATATTATGCTAGTTTAAATGAAATTGAAATTAATTTACCTAGTTTAAATGTTGTTGAAGGTAATTTAGTTAATATTCCAGTTAAAGTATTTACAAATGAAGATTTAGGTTCATTACAATTAGCAATGAAATATGATAAAGATTTATTAGAATTTAAAGGTTTATACACAGATGAAAAACCAATGACTTGGTTATCATTCTTAAACGCTAATGATGGTATTGTAGAATGGGGTGGTATAGACATGTCTAATAATAAATTTAACTTAAAAAATAATGAACAAGTTGTTACATTACAATTTTTAGCTAAAAAACCTAAAGATGAGTGGTCAGCGAGTCCTTTATATGTATCACAAAAATATGTAGGTAATGCTAATGCTTCTGATTTAAATATTAGGCCTACAGATGGTAGAATTCAAATTCAAAGAGCAATGAATACAGTTGCCTTTAATCCAAATGAAGCTACTATAACTGTATTTCCTAACCCAACAGGTGGTTTAGTTACAGTACAATTCAATATACCTAAAGATGGTATTACAACAGTTGCTATTGTAGATATGCAAGGTAATGTTAGAAGAGAAATATTAAGCGGCAAAGTACCTGCAGGAGCTTATCAGTACGCTGTTAATTTAGATACTATGGCTCCAGGAATGTACTTAGCAGTATTAGAAAACAATGGAAAGGTTATATCAAATAAAACAATTTTAAACTAATAAATTAAACATGGCAAAATTAAAAGAAATCCTAGGATTAGGAGAAACAGAATTCAAGAAAGTAGATGATAAAAATCGTTTCTACTTTATGTTACAACAAATGCAAACTAACCGTTGGAAAATTACAGGTATTGTATTATTTTTATTTTTCTTTATTATCTTTGGAATTAACATGGCTGTATTTTTAAATGTTTCTATTCAAGAGTCTTGGAAAGAAATGTTACTTATCCTTTTAGGTGCCTTTGTAGGTAACTTAAATAAAGTAGTAGACTACTGGTTTAACTCAGAAGATAGAGACAAAATGTTAATCCAAAAAGTAGACGAAGAAGACGGAAAATCATTATCAAACACTATAACTCAATAATAATATGTCAGAAGAAGAAACACAAGAATCAACCTGGACAGGATTGAAGAAAACAATCATTGGAACCTTAGCCACTGTAGTTACAGCAGGTGGCGCTTGGATTGGTACAACTTTGTTTGGTGGTGAAGAGGCAGCTCCAGCTCCTGTTCAAGCAGCACCTACAATTAATATTACTCAACAAGCAGCTCCAGCAGCAGTACCTGTTAATAACACTACTATCATTCATGAGAAGACAGTAGAAAAAGCAGCTCCTGCTCCTAAAGAAGAACCTAAAAAAGAAGAACAACCTTGGTAATGAAAAGTTTTTGGAATAAATACAAACACTTCATTATTACAGTATTAGGATTAATGCTACTCACTACATTAGCTATGAACGCTAATGCTCAAGTGGGTAGCGTTAAAACTGAAAAATATCAGGCTGACTTTGAAAAGAAACAATCTATTGAATTAGTTGCTGATTATAATGGTCCTGTTATTCCTATTCAGATCTTAAAAATTGGAATTAATGAAGAACTATTCGAGATGTATCCTGAATTAAAGGATAAGCGAGTAGGTTTAGGTGTTACTAATATTGTACTTGAATATTTAGAATATACTAATCGTTTTGAATTTACAGAAGATAAATTAGAAATCAAAGAAAAAATGATTGCTCAATTTAAAGCTTCTAATAAAGGATTTACAGAAAATAAAATAGACGGTAAAGGTAAAATTAAGTTAGCCCGTTACTTTGTTTATATTGAAGTATATGATTTTTCAGTAGCTGAAAATGAAATATTTGACATTCAAAAAGGTAAAAGCTATTCTCGTATAGATCAAACAACTACATTAGGTTTACAAGTTAGATTTGTAGACGCTCAATCAGGAGAAGTAATTGTTGGGTCTGGTTTAGGAGAAGCTGTTACTGTTAAAGAATCTACTATGTTAGGTAATATTGATGAAGTTAAATTTAATCAATCAACAATTGGTATTACTACTAAAAAATCACTTGAAACCGCATCATCTCGTATTGTGAGTAAACTTATTAAAAAAGGTGTATTTCCACAATGAAAAAATTTATAGTACTATTAGTTTTATTACTGCCCTTAGCTGTATTAGGCCAAAGTACTGTAAACTATTCATATAGTGATCCTTGTACTGGTAAAGTAAAAAATCTTACTTTTCAAGATAATCAAACTATTACTGTTAATTATTTAGGTTATATTCAAGCTTTTGATTTTAATCAAATTAATAATGGTGAACTTGAGACTTGGATTAATGGAGTAGCAAGACAAAATACTTCTAGCCCGTGTGCCGCTGCTACTACTGTTGTTACTACTGCAACTAATTTAGCTATAACTAATAATATTATATCTACTTTAACTAATGTCACCTCAGTGGCTACATCTGTAGGTTCAAGTTTAGCCTCAGCTATTCCTATGCCTTCAACTCCATCATCTCCTTCTTCTACACCTTCATCTAGTACACCTTCAAGTAAAAAATTAGAAGGAGGTGAAACAAACGATAATGCAACAGAAGAATCTACACCTACTACCACAACTACTGAAGGTGGATCAGATAATACAGGAGGATCAATTAGTAATTCAGTTGAAGGCACATCAAGTGAAGGAGGAAACTCAGGTGGAGGTGGTGGAAAAAGTACAGCTAAAGCTAAAGAAGCTAAAACTAATACTGGTAGTTTAATTGGATCAGGTGATATTGTTGTAACTAATAATAGAAATGATAATACAAATAACTTAAGAATGACAGCTAGTATGACTAAGTCAAACTATAAAAATACATTTGCTAAAGGTTTCTTATTTAATTTTACTACTCAACTTAATAACTCTAACCTTACATTTTATACTGCTTCTACTAAGAAAAAATCTACACTTATATTTGCTAATTCAAGTTTAGTAAATAAAGACTATGATATATTTAATACTACTACAGCTATAGAATCTTATCGATTTGGTAAGTTTTCAGCTATGGGAGGAGTTAATTTTACTTTAGGAAAAATAGGTACTAAAGGATTTCAAAATTTATCATCAGTTGCAGGAGGTTTCTATTTATTCCCGGTGAATAAGAATATAACAGGTAATTTTTTATTATTAAGTGTTTATTCTCCATTTACTCAATTTTATGATGGTAGATGGTGGAATAGTGGTTTATTGTTAGTACCGTTTAGTTCTTGGGATTTTAAAGTAACTAAAACATTTAAATTTAATATTAGTTTCTCAGGAGTATATGAATTAAATAAAAGTATGTTAAATTACCAGATATTAACTGGTGGAAAAATAATGCTATGAGATATTTGCTAATATTACTATTATTACCTTTAAATTTATTAGCACAAAATTTTTCATATTCAGGATATGTTTATAATGCTGATAATACAGGGGCACTTAATGTTCCTATAAAGTTGTATGCTAGAACATCTAATGTAGCGGCGGTAGTTCAAAACTCTGAACAATTTGGAGTGTCTAATGGTTCAGCTTGGTTAACTAAAAATACATATAGTGGTACTCCAAATAATAGCACAACATATAACTATAGTACAACTAATGCTTTTACAATCACTACATCAGCAGGATCAGCTACTATAGCTCCATTTACTTCTAATATCCCTGCTAATAGAAATAGAGGTACATCTGTTTTATTTTCATCACTTAATTCAGATGAAGGTTCAGTAATTATAACATTTCCTTCAGGATTTACTCCTTCTTTTTTAGGCACTACTTATTCTAGTGGTCATATAAATACTAATTCATGGTTCACATTTGGAACTAATAGTAGTTCAGGATATAGTGGTACTGCTTCAAATCCTAATGCACCCACACTGCATATAGGATCTGTAAGTAATAGTACTACAGATAATAATATGTCTTATACTAGTACAGAATCTTACACTGATCCATATTGGGGAGATGTTTTTAGAGTAAGATATGAAGGTAATTCTAATTATAGTCAACAAGGTATTAACACTATTTATGACTTATATTTTATAAAAAATCAACCTAATACCCAATTAGTTGTATGGAGACAATTTACAACAGATGGTTCATCTACCTCAGTAAGTGGGTCACCTCCAGGACCTTGGACTTTAAATACTACATCTATTACTAATTCAACAGGTTATTATTCTTTTAATACAAGTTTAAATATTTCATCTTATGAATTTTATATTCAAATAGATGTACCTAGTCCTATATCTAATTTAGATAATAATGATATAATTAATACTCTTAAAGTTATTAATGGTACTATTCCATTTAATAGTTCTTTTTATTATTTAAATGATGTAAATGGAGATGGAAAAGTTACTGTGTCTGATGCTTATTATATTGGAGCTAAAAAACAAGGAAGATTTACAACATGGGTAGGAACTTTTACTTCTCGACTATTTACTCCTACAGAATATTCAACAATTAAATCTAATACTTCAAATCTAAAACCGACTTATCCCGGCGTATCTTCAATTACTATCTCTAATCCCACAAGTGGCGGTAGTAGTAATTACTATATTATAGCTCCGGGTTATAGCACTAATACAACATTTTAAACATGAAACACCTACTAATCTTTTTATTCTTATTATTACCGTTTACTTTATTAGCAAACGATTGTGTTTACGTTAATCAAATAACTGTAAATAAAAAATTTAAAGAATTAAACAGCAGAAACATTAAATTTGGTATAAAACAAATTACAGAGGAATTACTATCAGAAAGATATTGTCTGGCGGACTCTTCTAACGCTGTTGATATAGAAGTATATTCTATAGGAGCCCCTAAAACCACCATTCGTATTATAGGTGCCTCGTCAATATCTCAAGTTACTCAAATTAGTTTAAAAGTAACTTATAAAGGAGTAGTATATGAAGGTTTAGGAGAAGCTGAAACTGATGTTAGATCTATGTTTATTGAATTAGAAAATAATGAAGTACCATTTAACAACACTACTATATCAATTGCTTTAAAAAGAGCACTTCAAAACGCTATACAAAGGTTACCTTAAAATATTTATTATTAAACAACTAAAATCAAAAAATTATGCAATTATCAAAGTATTTTACACTAGCTGAATTAACTCCTTCGGGAACAGCAAAACGTTTAGGTATTTCAAACAATCCAACTCCTGAACACTTAGAATGTTTAAAAGGATTAGCGGTTAACGTATTAGACAAAGTAAGAGAACATTTTGGAAAACCAATTTGGGTATCTTCAGGTTACCGATCTAAAGCGTTAAACGAGGTTACTCCTGGTTCTAGTGCTACATCACAACACTGTACAGGCGAAGCTGCTGACTTGGATCAAGACGGTAGAGGTACAGGTGTAACTAATAAAATGGTGTTTGATTATATTAAAGATCATTTAAATTTTGATCAATTAATTTATGAGTACGGTACTGATGCTAATCCTGATTGGGTTCATGTTAGCTGGGAATCTACAGGAAAACAAAGAAAACAAGTATTACGTTGTACTAGAGTAAACGGTAAACCAGTTTACACACCATACAAGTAATTCAACTACAACTTGGCATTATGACCACTCTTTATTATATATCAGGAGTATGGACATAGATAAAGTATTTAATTCATTTAATGATGGAGAGTTTCAGGAGGTTATAAAAGACCTTCGGGACACTCCATCTTATTGGATTGGTATGTTTAAAAAACTAATACATAATTATAATAACGGTTATCAATATTTCATGAAAAATCTTCTAGACTCATTAGAAGATGAACACGACATAGATAAGGATAAAGTAAAAGACACAGTTGAATACTTAACTTACTCTATAGCATACTCGTACATTAAAAGACTTGATATTACCGACTTATCCCACCTATATTACATTACCTTAGCAGCAGACGATATGTTGTTGACTAGTGTTAAACGTTGTTTATACTACTTTGAATCAATAGAAAGATATGAGGATTGTGCATATCTAAAATCACTTGAAACAGAGGTAAACAAAATCCTCCTAAAGTTTGGCCCTCCAAATAAATAATATTATATTTTTAATACGGGTTTTAAGGATTAAGAGAAAGAGATAGGAGATAGGGAATAAGAAACGAAACAAGAACAAGAAAAGCACCTAGAGAATAAAATGGGTGGTTATAAATAAACATATGAGAAATAGAGAAATTTTTAACAGAAAATTAGAGAATTTAGAGTCTAATTTAACTAAAATGTCTTATTTATTAAGACGTCAAGGAACTAAAGATGAATACGATGAAATGATCACATCTTGTAGAGATCTAATTGAACAAATGAAATCATACATTAGTATGGAACCTGTTACGCCTAATGAAATCAATAAGTACTAATATGTTACAACCGGAACAAATATTAAGTAACTGGGAAGAGTTCTTAGGTTATATTGATATGTACATTATGGGAGACCGTGGTGCTAAATTAAAAGCGTTTTATGAACAATATTCTGAACGTTTTATGATGATGCCGGCTGCTCATAAACCTCAATATCATAATTGTTTTCCTGGTGGTTATGTAGATCATGTTAATAGAGTAATTCAAGGTGCTTTAAAAATAGATCGGGTATGGAGAGAAATGGATGTAATAGATACTTATTCTACTGAAGAATTAGTGTTCTCTGCATTGAATCATGATTTAGGTAAATTTGGAACGTTTGAAGAAGAAGCATATCTACCTCAAACAGACCAATGGAGACGTGAAAAATTAAATGAACCTTATATGTTTAATGATCGTTTAGAGTTTATGTCTGTACCTGATCGTGGTTTATATATATTATCTCAGCTGGGGATTACAGTAACAAAAAATGAGATGTTAACTATTAAATTACATGATGGTCTATATGATGAAGCTAATAAACCATACTTAATGTCATGGATGCCAGAAACTAGACCTCGTACTTCATTAATCTATATAGTTCATCAGGCCGACTTAATGGCAGCAAGAATTGAATTCGAAAGAGAATGGTTACCTAAATTATTAGGACCAAGACCAGAAAATAAATCAAATTTTAGCTTAAAAAAGGAAGATAAGAAGACACCGGTTAAATCTAAAGCACTAGGTAGTGTTAAAAGTGAAGGTTTAAAAAATGTAATGTCTAATTTCTTCGACGAATAAAAATGATATATACAATATTAAGTGCATTGGTTGTGATCCTAGGGTTCACGACCTTTAACCTTTTAATGAAAAATGAACAAGCAGAAGATATAATTATGTCTCAAGATGAATTTATATCTATACTTACAGATACTATTAATAAAATAGATAATAAATTAAAACAAATTGATTACAAAGGTTCATTTGAGTCAGATGACGAAATAGGATTCTTTTTTAAAGAAATAAAAAATATACAAGCAACACTGAATGAGTTCAATAATAAACGCTAGTAATTTACCTAAGAACCCAAGTTCTACTAGGTACTTTACCCAAGATACAGAAGATGCTATTGTTGCTTATAATAAGTCTTTAGACTTTGATGAACGTGATAAGATTTATAATAGAAAAATCCATTACGCTTTCTTCAAGTTAACAGAAAATATTATACATACGTTTAAATTTTATTATACCGAGGTAGATAATATTGAAGATTTACAACATGAAATTATAACATTTCTATTAAGTAAAATTCATTTATTTGATCCAAGTAAAGGTGCTAAAGCATACTCTTACTTTGGTACTATCGTAAAACGATATTTAATTATATCTAATACTAAAAACTATAAAAAACGTATAGATAAAGCGCCAATTGAAGATTTGGAACAAGACGAGAAACATTCGTATGAAATCGATGATATCCCGCCTAATGAACGCTTAAATGAGTTCTTAACGCTATATACTGAATATTGTTCTAATAACTTAAAAACGTTATTTCCCAAAGATGGTGATGCTAAAATAGCTGATGCTATTCTTGAATTATTTCGTAAACGTGAAGTATTAGATATATTTAATAAAAAGGCACTTTATATATACATTCGTGAAATAATTGATGTGAAGACACCTAAAATTACTAAAATAGCTAATAGATTAGGTGACATATTTAAAGAACATTACTTATTTTATATCGAAAACGGATATACAAATTTCTAAGTATCATATTTATAAATAAAAAATCATGAGTAATTTAGAATCAGTTGTTTTTGGAAACAAAAAATTCTCTGATATCTTAAGTGAGATATACGATAATCAAAAGAAAAAAGAAAAACAAATATCAACTTTAATAGGTGAATTAAAACCATTAATTAATGATATTGGTGATGCTACATTAATTGTACCATTAATCAAAGAATACTTAGAAATAAGTGTTAAAAATGATGAACAATTAATTAAAATGGCAACTATTATCCAACGTGCTTTATCTAATTCAGCTGAAGCAGGTAATGGATTTGATTTATCAGATGAAGAAAAACAACAACTATTAGCCGAAATAGATAAAATCAGTAAAGATGCCAATTGATGTTACATATGGTTACAGTTCAGTAAATAAAGGATTAAATACGGGTAATAAAAATTATCCTATTGATACTGCTACTTCTTTAGGTAACTTAATAACCGCAGTTCGTGTTAAGGATATAGTATTAGATAAAACACATCCACAATTTACAACAGTAGGTGAATGGAATGGTTTAGGTACTATATTTTTTGATGTAGTCAAAGATCCTAATATTTCAAGTAAAAATACTTGGTCTACCGCTCGTCCTATATCATCTAATATTAAAGCATATCCATTAATTAATGAGATAGTATATTTAATATCTTTTCCTGATACGGGTATAGGAAGTAATCCTACATCAGGTCAATTATATTATATTAGTACTGTAGGTATATGGAATACACCTCATCAAAACGGTTATCCTACTATTGATACTATACCTCCTCCCTCACAGCAAAAAACATATACTATGACTGAGTTAGGTAGTTTAAGAACTGTAACTAGTCAATCTACTAAACTTGAACTTGGTAATACATTTATTGAGCGTGGTAATATTCATCCTTTATTACCTTTTGAAGGTGATGTAATAGAAGAAGGAAGATGGGGAAATAGTATTCGTTTTGGTTCAACAATCAAAACAAAATCACCTGAAGTTATTGGATTAAATAATTGGTCTCAAGGTCAAAGTGAATCAGGAGATCCTATTATTATTATTAGAAATGGCCAATCAGTAAAAGCAAATAACGAAGGTTGGGTACCTATAACTGAAGATATTAATAATGATTTAAGTTCTATTTATTTAACTAGTACACAAACTATACCATTAAATGCATCTAGTGTAAGTTATTTTAGTTACTCTAGTAATCCACCTCAAGATATAAATAAATTTAGTGGTCCTCAATTAATATACAACTCAGGACGTATAGTATTAAATACAAATCAAGATCATTTGTTATTAAGTTCTATTAAATCAGTAAACTTAAACGCTGTAGAATCAGTTAATATTGACACACCAACAACTATAATTCAATCAAGTAAAGTATTATTAGGTTCTAAAAACGCTACTGAACCTGTTTTACTAGGTGATAGTACAATATCTACTTTAGCATCAATTCTTGATAATATGGTAGGATTTTTAAATTCTTTAGAAAATGTAGTATCTACAGCGCCAGGAACACCGTTAATTACATTATCATTACCTGCTAATTTATTATCAAGTAAACTAGATGAGATTAAAGGTAACCTAGAAAAATTAAAATCTAACACTGTTAAAACTGTATAATGGCAACTATAACCCCAGAAGAATTAGAACAGATTAGATTACAAAAAGCATCTGATGAAGAAGTAGTATTAGCTCAGTCTAATACCACAACAGTAAATGCTACTGAAATTGAAAACGCTACACCATCAGATTTAAAAGCGATGGGTATTGCTAAATTACCTTTATTATTATTAGTGATAGGTAATCAAGTAAAAAACATTATTGAACCCGCGTTAACTAATTTAATAGCTACTTATATACAAAAATATATTGGTACTGATTCATGTCCTGATACTGCTACTTTAACTAAAATTAGACAGCAAAGAGATTTAATAGTAGATCAATTAAATAAAATAGGCAAAACATTAAATATTATTACAATATCATTAACAGGTGTCACTACATTTTTAGCAATTTTACAAGGTGTTATTAAAGGAATTGATTTAGCTAAAATAGCCGCTAAAGCAGCAGCAATTGCTTTTCCACCATTAGCTGCTACTTTACCTATTACTTTAAATACTTTATCTCAAGCAAAAACTGAAGCTATTATTGATGATAATGGTAATTCACGTATACAAAAATATACATCCATAATTGGTGGTGCTGCTTTAGTATCATCTATTATTGGTGGTTTTATATTAGCAGCAGTAGCATTATTAAAGTCAATTGATGCTTTTTTAGAAAAATGTGACCCTAATAATAAATTAACACCTATATCTAAAGAAATACAAGATATAGCAGATGTACAAGCTCAAGCAACAACAACACAAAATCAAATAACATATAAAGGCTTTATTATTGAAATTGAATTAGTACCATATACTTCTACTGTAACTCGTAGACGTGCTATTGGTAAAAATCAAGATGGTATTATATTAATTCAAACCGAATTATCATTTACAACTGATAATCAAACATTAATTAATGAATTAAAACTAATTATTGATAGAGATAATTTAAAAGCCTATTAACTTAATATTTATAACACGATGAAATCAGAAGAATTTAAAAAATTAATCAAAGAAGCTGTTCGTGAAGTATTCGTTGAAGAAATGAAAGAAATACTTTTAGAAGCGGTTAAATCACCTAAAGCTACAGTAGGTCAAGGTGGTTATGGTACTGTCACAGAATCATATGTACAACCAACTAACTCTAAACCATTAGATCCAAACGCTAGAAAAGCAGTTATGGCTAATATTTTAGGAGATATGGCATCAGGTAAAACAATGACAACAGAAGCTCTTACAGCTAATACATTTGTACCTAGAGGAGGTGATGCCGTTAATGGATCTTTACCTGAAGGTAATGTTGGATTAGATCAAATTATGGGTTTATTAAATAAATAATAATGGCATACGGTGCACAAAAAATATTTCCTATTGATACTAAAACTGGTACTGCTATTGGTGTTAGTTTAAACTTTAGTAATCCCGGAGTATTTCAGTCTACTTATTTAACTAAAGATGCTATTAAAAATAATTTAATTAATTTTTTCTTAACTAATCAGCCTGAACGTTATTTAAATCCGTTATTTGGTGGTAATTTAAGAAATTTTATATTTGAACAAATAACAGCTAATAACTTAGATTTTTTAAAACAAGATATTCAAAACCAAATAGGTCTATATTTCCCTAATGTTATAATAGCTAATTTAGATATAATAGAATACCCAGATATAAATCAAGTAGTAGTAACTTTAAAATACACAATAGCAGACACTAATATAAGTGATCAATTAGATATAGCATTCAATTAATGGCAACAATTAAAGATATAAAATACCTAAATAAAGATTTTACTGAGTTAAGATCTAGTTTAGTTAATTACGCTAAAACGTATTTCCCAACTACGTATAATGATTTTACTCCAGCATCACCAGGTATGATGTTTATGGAAATGGCAGCTTATGTAGGTGATGTTTTATCATTCTACTTAGATAACCAATTCCAAGAAACATTTTTACAATATGCTCGTCAAACTAATAACTTATATGAGTTAGCTTATATGTTTGGTTATAAACCAAACGTGACAGGAGTAGCATTAGCTGATATTAATTTTTATCAACAAGTACCAGCTAAGTTATCAGGTTCAACTTATATACCTGATTTTAACTATGCATTATATATTGAGCCTAATTCTAGAGTAACATCTAATCTTAATCCAAATATTTCATTTTTAGTTGGTGACCCAGTTGATTTTTCAGTATCAAGTTCAGGAGATCCAACTGAGGTTACTATATATCAAATAGCAGGATCAACTCCTCAATCATTCTTATTAAAGAAAACCCGTAAATCTATTTCAGCTACTCTTAAATCTAAAACTTATACTTTTGGAGAACCAGTTCAATTCTCAACTATTGAATTAGCTGACGAAAATATTATTGGTATATTAGATTGTTTTGATAGTGATAGTAATCAATGGTATGAAGTTGATTATTTAGCTCAAGATACTATTTATAAGTCAATTAAAAATACTAATACTAACGATCCTTATTTATCACAATATCAAGGTGATACACCTTATTTATTACAGTTAGAACAAGTACAAAGAAGATTTGTCACTCGTTTTTTAGATTCAGGATCATTACAAATCCAGTTTGGAGCTGGAACAGCAACTGATAAAGATGAAGAAATTATTCCTAATCCGGATAATGTTGGTTTAGGCTTACCATTTGAAAAAGATAGATTAACAGTAGCTTATTCACCTAATAACTTTACCTTTACTCGTACCTATGGTATAGCTCCGTCTAATACTCAGTTAACCTTTAATTACTTAACTGGAGGTGGCGTCTCAGCAAATGTACCATCTAATGATTTAACTCAGTTAACAGGAAATATTCAGTTTTTAAACAGTAATTTAAATTCTACTACTGCTAATACAATATTTAATTCCTTAGCTGTTTCAAACCCAACAGCAGCAAGTGGAGGAGGTAGTGGAGATACAGAAGAAGAAATTAGACAAAACTCATCTGCAAACTTTGCATCACAACAACGTAATGTTACTCAAGATGATTATCTAGTTAGAACATTAGCTATGCCTGCTAAATACGGTACAGTAGCTAAAGCTTATATTGAACCTACTAAAGCTCAAACTATTTCAGCAGGTGAATCTAATTCAATATTAGATTTATATGTTTTAAGTAATGATGCTAATGGATATTTAACTACAGGTTCTTTAGCTTTAAAACAAAATATAATTACTTATCTATCACAATATAGAATGGTTAATGATTCTATTAATATTAAGGATGGATTTATTATTAATATTGGAGTAAATTTTGAAATTATAATTTTACCTAACTATAATAATAATCAAGTATTAACTGCTTGTATATTAGCATTACAAGATTATTTTAAAGTTAGTAATTGGCAAATTAATCAACCTATCATATTACGTAATGTATATATACTTTTAGATAGAATTGAAGGAGTCCAAACAGTAAAAACAGTAAATATTGTAAATAAAGTAGGTACTAACCTTGGATATTCACCTTATGCTTATGACATTACAGCAGCTACAGCTAATAATGTTATTTATCCTAGTTTAGATCCATCTATATTTGAAGTTAAATACTTAAACACAGACATTCATGGTAAAGTAGTACCTTTATAATAATTAAATAATGGCAGTATATAAAATATTTCCTACTCAAGATGCAACTATGTATTCTATGTTCCCACAGATGAATACAGGTATTGATGAGATCATAGAAGCAACAACAACAACATTTGGTCCATTTGTTCCAAATCCTCAAGTTAGTAGATTTTTAATTCAATTCGATTCAAACGAAATGAATAATATTATTAATACTAAAATAGGAACAAGACAGTGGGATGCTTATTTACAGTGTTATGCCGCTGTAGTAACTGGTTTAAATGAACCTACAACAATAGATGTTTATCCGTCTTCACAAAGTTGGTTTAATGGTACAGGAAAATATCTAGATCAACCTATTACTACAGATGGAGTTTCTTGGACTTGGGCTCATTACTCAGGATCTACACCTTGGACTACAGCTTCTTATAATGCTGGTTCTACAGGTTCATATAGTACAACACCTGGAGGAGGAGTATGGTTAACAGCTTATTCTGCTTCTCAATTATTTCAATATTCAGATAATATTGATTTAAATGTTAGTGTTAAAAATATGGTAAGTGCTTGGTATAGTTCAAGCATTCCAAATAACGGATTTATAGTTAAACAAGCTAATCAAGACGAGTTTATAGATAATCCTAACGTTCAAGTAGAATTTAAGTTTTTCTCAATTGATACTAATACTATCTATCCTCCTCAATTAGAGTTTAGATGGGATGATACAGTTAATTTTTCAGGTTCATCTTCAGTTACTACTATTAATACTCCTCAAATGACTGTTGTACTAGGAGAAAATCCAGGTACATTTTATAGTGGTAGTGTTAATAAATTTAGAGTAAATTGTAGACCAACATACCCACCAGTAGTATTCCAAACAGCATCAATTTATCTTGAAAACTATTATTTACCTACTGAATCATATTGGTCGTTAAAAGATTTATCTACAAATGAAGTAATTATAGATTATAGTGATCCATATACTAAATTAAGTACAGATATCTCAGGTAGTTATTTCACAATGTATATGAATGGTTTAGAACCAGAAAGAAATTATCAAATATTAATTAAAACTATTTATAGTGGTTCAGTACTTATTTTTAATGATAATTATTACTTTAAAGTAGTTAATGGATAATGGAACAAGTAAATTTAAATAAAACTGTTTTTTTAAAGGATCAATATGAAAAAGTTATTGATACTTCATTCACTCAACTAGTTCAGCCTGCTGCTACTAGTTCAGTTGTTCCTCCTTCTATCTCAGTAGCTGAATTTTTTACTAATTATCAAACTTTATTTTTTGAAATACCTAAATATGGTAATATAAATTCACATGAATATTTAATTAAAACAAGTCAAGCTTACGCTGGTGATTTTAATAATGATGATACTATTCAAGCATTAATTGAAGAAATAACATCATTAAGACAAGAAAATTTGACTTTACAAGAACAAATATTAAATACCACTACAGCTAGCATTAATCAATAATGAGTAAAATAGTTAATATACAACCAGTTAATCCTATAACATTTGAATATCAAACATATTCACCTCAGGATGAATCTTTAATATCTAGTTTTGAAGTCACTAATAATTTTAATGTCTCTTCAAGTTATATAGAATATTTTATTTATGATTTAAATAATACTATTTATATAGTAATGAACTTGGATATAATGGTTACTCATTTCAAGGAGCAAATGTATTAACTATTGATCCCCAAGCCGATTTAGAAACTCAAGGATACACAGAAGGACAATATTATACAGTTTATAATTTTTTAAATCCATTATTATCTTCTAGTGCTCTTAATAGATACTATATTGATCAAATTAGTTCTAATAGGACAGAAATTAGATTAAACACTACTCAAATACCTAATATTGATGTTGTTAGTTCTTCATTAGATTTACAACTTCAAATTAGTCAATCTTTTGGAGGTTATAAAGATTTTTATTTAGATTTTGGATCAAATCAACTTATTATCGCTAATAATGTTTTATTAGATAATAGTAATCCAAATGATCCTACAGTATTAATTAAATTATACGACCCACTTCCTTTAAATTTTGATTTACAATCTCAGTGTTGGGTAGTAGAAACAATAACTGAACCTTTAGCTTATCAAATTGAAATAACTCAAGTATTTCAACCGTTAGATGAGTTTATACAATTACGTGGTCCTAATACTAATTTAAATATTAGTGATCAAATTAATAATTCAACAGATTATGTTAATTATTCTTCATTAAGCGCTACTACATCAGTTAATAATTCATCAAGTTTAAAATATCAATTAAATAGTTTACTTGCTGAAAAAGGAATTGAAATTAATATTGATTATAATTATTTTAGAAATTTTTGTAATTTTTCTTCAGCACAAACTCGTTTAGAAAATTTTTACTACAAACTAGTATTAATTGAACAATACAGTGTTAGTAGTAGTTATACTTCTGGTGCTACTAATTATTACACATCAGGTAGTCAAACAATTTGGGATAATAAAATAAATGATATCATAACTAATTTTGATGGTTATGAATATTTCTTATATTTTGAATCAGGAAGTAATTCATGGCCTAAATCAAATTCTACTCCTCCTTACAATAATTTATCTACACAAGACTCAGCTTCACAAGCTTGGTTAAATGTTAAATTAGTAGAAGCAGAAGAGTATGATTTAGAAAACAGTAATAACTTAATTTATAGTATCCCTAGTTATCTATTAGACGACCCAGCAAACGCTCAATATGAATTATTTATTGAGATGATAGGTCAATATTTTGATGATATTTGGGTTTATATTAAAGATGTCACTAACAAATATAACGCTGATAATAGATTAAATTATGGTGTATCTAAAGACTTAGTAGCTCAAATATTAAGAGATTTAGGTGTTAAAATTTACCAAAATAATTTTTCAGTAGATAACTTATATACTGCTTTCTTAGGACTAACTAATTCAGGAAGTTTATATAACATTCCTAATATTACAAATACATTACCTGCACCTACAGGTTTAGAGTACATTAACCTTATAGTGACCGCCTCTAACACAGCATCTCTAGTAGGTACGGACGATGTTAATAAAGAAACTTATAAGCGTATTTACCACAATTTACCATTCTTATTAAAGAAAAAAGGTTCATATGAGGGTTTAAGAGCATTAATTACTACTTACGGTATTCCTGAAACTATATTAAGTATAAGTGAATATGGTGGTAAAGATAAAAATTCTAATACTTGGGATTACTTTAAACAAATTTATAACTATAATTTAATTACGGGTTCCGGAGAAATAAGTACTCCATGGAATTTAAACCCAAGTTGGTCAGTAGCTGTAGATTCATCTAATCAAACACCTTCAACATTACAATTTAGATTTCAAACTCAAGGTTTACCTACTTCTAATATTCCATATTCTCAAAGTTTATGGCAATTAAGTAATATAGGAGCTTTAGTATTAACTTATACAGGATCAGGATATACTTCAGGTTCATATAGTGGATCAGCTATTGATCCTTATTATCAATATGCTAAACTAGATTATTATCCAAATAAAACAGTTGGTATAACTAATACAGCTAGTGTTTATTTACCTTTCTTTGATGGAAATTGGTGGTCAGTAATGTTAACTAGATCAGGTAGTACTTACACTTTATATGCTGGTAATAAAATTTATCAAGGATTTGAAGGAAATACAATCGGATTTATTGCATCAGGTTCTACAATTTCAAGTAGCATCAATTGGGATACAGTAGGAAATAGTACATTTTATTCTCCTGTAACTATAAATAGTAAAACATATAACTCATTTACTGGTTCATTACAAGAAATAAGATATTATACTACTCCTATATCAGTTAATAGATTTGAAGACTATGTAATGAATCCTCAATCTATCGAATCAGAAGATACACCTAATCAATTAGCTTTTAGAGCATCATTAGGTGGCGAATTATATACTGCTTCTTTATCGATACATCCTAAAGTAACTGGATCGTGGATTGCAACATCTTCATTTGATGGTGGTAATAGCAGTTGGACATCTAGTTTAACTCCATTATTTACTTCTAATACAGAATATGCTTACTATAACCAACCAGCAGTAGGTATTCAAAATCCTATTACTGATAAGATTAAAGTAGTAAATATGATAATGCCTACAGGCAGTACTTTATCTCCTTATATTTCAATACAACAAAATCCTCCAGTATCACAAAGTGTTACTAAAGATATTGATTATGTTGAAGTAGCATTTTCTCCTCAGGATGAAATCAATGTTGATATTTACGATCAATTAGGTTATTTTAATATTGGAGAATATATTGGTGATCCAAGATTAGTACCTACTAAAGAAGAATCATATCCTCCTTTAGATAAATTAAGAGATGCTTACTTTGAAAAATATACTAGTAACTATAATGAATGGGATTATATAAGACTTATTAAGTTCTTTGATAACTCATTATTTAAAATGTTACAAGATTGGGTTCCTGCTAGAACAAGTTTAGCAGCCGGTGTTGTAGTAAAACAACATATTTTAGAACGTAATAAATATCCTTTACCTCAACCTAATATCACCTCATCAATTGCCTTTATAGGTAGTGGATCAACTAATATTCCTTATTTAACTGAGAATATATTAGTTACTGGTTCTTCTATTGATATAGTAGATGTTATAGGAAGTGAAGGTGGATCAATTCAAAATTCTGAAACAATAATATATCCTTCAAATAGAGTATTAAATTATTATGTCTCGGCTTCTTACAGTAATGAAAGTGTATTTACAGCAGGCTCAGAATATAATTTAGATACTACATATAGTGAATTCTCAGATAGTTTAGGATATTTTAATCCTACTACAGGAATATATACAGCAGGAAGTGAATTTGAAGTACCTATTACTTTTATTATATCAGCATCAATTACTGGTTCTGGAGGTAATACTGGATATGATTATATTAATTTATATACAAATACAGGAACAGGAAATACATTAGTAGCAGTTGGTACTTCTAGTTTATTATCTCCTAGTTCAATGATTACTAATGCTGATTTAAATTTTTCATACACTACAACACCAGTACAAGGTCAA